AGTTACTTAGCCCGTAGCGATCTGACTAACCAGATACCAGACTTTATCCGTCTAGGCGAAGAAAGGCTCTCCAGAGACCTTAGAACGCGCAAGATGCTCGTCGTAGCGAGGGCTGATACCACAGCAGCAGATTCGACTGTAGGGCTTCCTACGGACTTTTTAGAGATGCGGGATATGCACTTGAGAACGACTCCGGTGCAATCTCTGACTTATTATTCTCCTAATGCGTTTTTTGCTGGTTCTCGTACCACTGATTCAGGTAAGCCAGTGGATTACACGATTCTAGCTAACGAGATTCAATTTGCTCCGATTCCTGATACGGCTTATAGCGTTCAAATGTTGTATTACGCTAAACCTCAGTATCTAACGGATACGAATATCAATAACGCATTCCTAGCTAATTACCCTGATGCACTACTTTACGCTGCATTGGGCGAAGCAGAACCATATCTTATGAATGATGCAAGGCTCCAGACATGGGCAGCTTTGTATGATCGTGCTATCTTAGCAATAAATACTTCTGACCAGTCTAGTGAGTATGGCGGTCAGCCTATGTCTATGTCTTATACGAGGTGAAATCATGGCAGAAATGAGTAACTACATCGAGAACGCTTTGATTAATGCTGTGTTGCGCAATACGAGCTATACCAGCCCAACAACGACTTATCTGGCACTGTATACCACTGATCCTACTGATGCTGACACTGGCACTGAGGTTTCAGGTGGTTCATATGCTCGTCAGGCGATTACTTTCGGTTCTCCGTCTAACGGTGCTTCAACGAACAGTGCTGCGATTGAATTCCCACAAGCAACGGCTGATTGGGGAACGATTGCTTATGTCGGTATTCGTGATGCGGTGACTAGCGGTAATCTGCTGTTCCATACTGCTCTGGATTCGTCTAAAACGATTAACAATGGCGATATTTTTAAGATCACCAGTGGAAATCTGTCGGTCACATTAAGTTAGTTATTATATAATATGGCGCAAACTTAAACAAAGGACTGCGCCATGAAACGACATCCAAACCATAAATTAACTATAGATCAAGAAAAAGAGGCAATTGAAAAATATCAATCTGGAATGTCTCTTGATGCTGTTGGAAAAATATTTAATACAAATCTTGTAACAATAAGAAATGTATTAAAAAGAAATGGATTTCAAACTAGGAAAGCTGGAAATGGTTTTAAAATTTTTTCTGATGAAGAAATAAAAACAATTGTCCAGTTATACAAAAGCAATAATTCCATTGAAAAAATAGCTAAACAATTTAAAACATCTACTTCTTTAATATCAAGAAATTTAAGAAGAAACGGTGTAAATATTAGGAATAAAATAAAAGAAAACCATCATAATTGGAAAGGCGGTCGTTTAATTGTAGGCGGATATGTTCAAGTAATTATTGATGCTAATTCTCCATATGTTTCAATGGCAAGAAATAGCAGATATGTTTTAGAACATAGGTTGGTAATGGCGCAACATTTAGGGCGATGCTTACAGCAAACTGAAACAGTTCACCATATTGATGGAAATAAGCTAAACAACAGCATAGAAAATTTACAGTTAAGGCATGGGAAACATGGTAAACATCAAGTATTTATGTGTTGTGATTGCGGATCAAAGAATGTCACAACAACTACTTTGTGAGGCAATTAAATGACTACGATTACTACCCGCTCTGGTAAAGGTTCAGCCCTTAGCTTTGCTGAGGTTGACGGTAACTTTACGAATCTTAATACCGACAAGATTGAAGGCGTTACGTCTAGCGTTGACTCTGAAATCGCTCTGTGGAGCAGCACGACAGGCAAGGTTCTGAAACGTGCGAGTCTGACGGGTATTGTTAAAGCGACCTCTGGTGTGGCTTCAGCGGCTTCTGCTGGTACGGATTATGTTGCTCCGGGTGGTGCTTTGGGTACTCCTTCTAGCGGCACTCTTTCAAGCTGCACAGTGGATGGCACGAACTCTGTGGGCTATCGTAATGTCCCTCAGTCTGGCTCTGACAAAACGACTTCTTACACACTTGCGACCACTGATATCGGAGAATTTGTCGGTGTTGGCTCTGGCGGCTCAATTACGATTCCGAACTCTACGTTTGCGGCTGGTGACATTGTTTCTATCTTTAACAATACCACCGGCAACATTACGATTACTTGCTCGATCACTACGGCTTATATCGCTGGCACTGATACCGACAAGGCAACAATGACGCTGGCTACTCGTGGCGTTGCAACCATTCTGTTTATTAGCGGCACTGTCTGTGTAGTTACAGGCAATGTAACGTAAGGAATTGATATGAGTGGAATTATGGCAATGCTACTTGGCCGCTTAGCTGCGGCTGGTAGCTATACCGTTGTCCAGACGTTTACTGCATCCGGCACATGGACTGCGCCTAGTGGTGTGACGAGTGTTGATTACCTTGTTATCGCTGGCGGTGGTGGTGGCGCTGGTGGGCATGGTGGTGGCGGCGGAGCTGGTGGTTTCCGCACAGGCACAGGATTGTCTGTTACTGCCGGTACTGATTACACAGTAACTGTCGGTGCAGGAGCGAATGGAGGAGGCACAAGTGTACTTGCGCCAAATGGTTCTGACTCAACATTTAGCACTATTACTTCTTCTGGTGGTGGAGGTGGAATTTCTTTCGGTTCCACTCCGGCTCAAAACGGAGCAAATGGAGGCTCCGGTGGTGGAGGCAATGGCGGAACATTAGGCGGGTCTGGAAACACGCCATCAACTTCGCCAAGCCAAGGGAATAACGGTGGCAATGGTGGGCCAGCAAGCGGCAATTATGGCGGTGGCGGCGGTGGCGGTGCTAATGCGGCAGGTGCTGCTGGAACAAGCACAACTGGCGGCAATGGCGGCGCTGGTACGGCTTCAACTATCAGCGGCAGTAGTGTTACTTATGCTGGCGGCGGTGGTGGTGGAACTTATCAGGGTGGAACTAGCGGTTCTGGCGGTGCTGGAGGCGGTGGCAATGCTGGCGCTGCTGGTGGAAATAACCCCGGTTCTTCAGCAACAGCTAACACAGGTGGCGGTGGTGGCGCATCAAGCTGGCAAAGTGGTGGTGTTAATGGCGGCGCAGGCGGCTCCGGCATCGTCATCCTGTCCTACACCGTAGCATCGCAGACTGTCTTTACGTTTAAGTCATCGACTAAGTGGACTGCGCCCACGGGTGTGACCAGCGTGGATTATTTGGTTGTCGCTGGTGGTGGTGGCGGTGGATATGGTGGTGCTGGGTCATCTGGTGGAGGAGGAGGCGGTGCAGGCGGCTTCCGCACTGGTACTGGATTATCTGTTACTGCTGGTACTGAATATACGGTTACTGTTGGCGCGGGCGGAGCAGGAGGCACTCCTGGCACTGGTCAAGGTGACAATGGTGGGAACTCTGTGTTTAGCACCATAACGTCTAATGGTGGTGGAGGCGGTGGCGGTTACACGCAAACAAGTAACGCTTACGGAAAGGACGGAGGATCTGGAGGCGGTGGAGGTAATGCTGCGAATTTCAACTCTTTAGGCGGCGCTGGAAATACTCCAAGCACATCGCCATCTCAGGGTAATAATGGTGGTGCTGCAAACAATATTTCTGCACCGAATTACGGTTCAGGTGGCGGTGGTGGGGCTAGTGCTGTTGGTGGTGCTGGAACGACCACAACGGGAGGTAATGGTGGAGCGGGTACTGCATCATCAATCTCCGGTTCCTCAGTCACCTATTCGGGTGGCGGGGGCGGTTCCACTTATGCAGGTGGAACCGCTGGAACAGGTGGTTCCGGCGGCGGTGGTGCAGGTGGAACTGGTGCTGGCGCTGTCGCTGGAACTGCGAATACTGGTGGTGGTGGCGGTGGTTCATCTCAAGGAAACACTGCTGTATCTGGCGGCTCCGGCATCGTCATCATCAAGATCAACCAATAATGAGGCATAAGAATGGACACAAAAGTCTATCGATACTTCGGCATCAACACGGCAATGGAACTGCTGCGTCCCGGTGCTAAGTGGGAGATAAGCAACAATATGTTTACCCGTTGGGAAGATCCAAGACCTTGCCCTAGTATGGATGAAGTGAACTATGTAATGGAAAAGATCAAAGAGTTTGAGGATTCCATCCCTACGATTTGGCTGCCAGATCAACTAGAAGAATTTACGGCACAGGTTAAAGAGATTGAGGATGCAATGGCATGAATATGCACAATCTTTTCCCTGTTCCTATTGGCATGTTTGACCTTAACCGAGAACTTACTGACGAGGAACTTTTGTTTGTCAGGGGTCAGGAAACTAGGCCAAATGAAGGAAATGTAACCAGTGCAAATAACTTCGTGTTGCGTGATTCTGTAATGACTTCACTTCGAGGATGGATTGAAGATTGTGTAGCAGAATACTTTAAGGCAACAAGTGATCCTAAGCATGACGTTAGTTTAAGAATCACTCAAAGCTGGTTTAACTATTCTGAGCAAGGTCAATGGCATCATAAACACGCACACCCTAATAGTTTTGTTTCTGGTGTGTTTTATTTGAATACTAATCCAGACGATAAGATTTATTTTTATAAGTCTGGATGGCAGCAGATTAAGTTTCCTCCTGACAACTGGAATATTTACAATTCTGAGTCATGGTGGTTTGAGGCAATTAAAGGTCGTTTAATTCTGTTCCCTTCTTCGCTTGAGCATAATGTTCCTTCGGTTCAAGGTGATGAGGTAAGAATAAGCATGTCATTCAATACTTTCCCTGTTGGAACTGTTGGGGATGAAATGGCGCTTACTGGTTTGAGATTGGAGGCTTAAATGGCGCACTTTGCCGAGATTGATAGCAATAATGTTGTTCTTAGAGTAATCGTTGTGGATAACAAAGACACTAGCGATGCTGCTGGCGTTGAGAAAGAGCACATTGGCGCTGCTTTCTGTGAGCGACTGTTTGGTGGTACTTGGAAGCAAACAAGTTATAACGGTAATTTCCGTAAAAACTATGCTGGAATCGGATATACCTATGACTCAGTTCTTGATGCTTTTGTGCCTCCTCAGCCTTATCCAAGCTGGACTCTTGATGCTAATGCTCAGTGGCAAGCTCCTGTAGCAATGCCTACAGACGGTCAAATGTATTCTTGGAACGAAGCTAACCAAACATGGGATGTAATGGCTCAAAATGGCTAATTACGTTGATTACGACTACTGGACGCAAGGGTATGGCGAAGGTGATTTAAGCCAGCCTGATCGTTATGTAGTTGCTGGATATTGGACTGACGGTTACGCCCAATACGAGGACGATACTGCTACGGCTAGTGTTACTGGTACGGCTACGGTAACGGCTTCTGCTTTAGCAATGTATATGGGTTCTGCTGCTATT